AAAGGTGGTGCAAACTTTAAAAAACTTTACAATGATTCAGATGTTACACAAAGAAACGCCAATGGACAGACACGCTCAGGACTCTATTCTTTGTTCATACCTATGGAATGGAACTACGAAGGATACATTGATTCTTATGGCTTTCCTGTATTCAACACACCAAAAGAAGGGGTTGAAGATCCACACGGAACAAAAATAACGCAAGGTGTAATAGAGTATTGGGACAATGAAGTAGAAGGTTTAAGATCTGATCAAGACGGTTTAAATGAATTTTACAGACAGTTTCCACGTACAACTAAACACGCGTTTAGAGATGAATCAAAACAATCTCTATTTAACTTGACAAAGATATATGAGCAAATAGATTTCAACGAAGATCTTAAAAACTCAATTAAAGTAACAAAAGGAAGTTTTCAATGGGAGAACGCTAAGCAAGATACTAAAGTAATATTTGTACCAAATAAAGATGGTAGATTTCTAGTAACTTGGGTTCCACCTGCGCATCTTCAAAATAAAAGATATATAAAAAATGGTACTAATTATCCTGGCAATGAGCATTGCGGAGCATTTGGCTGTGATCCATACGACATATCAGGTACCGTGGACGGCAGAGGATCTAAAGGATCTCTTCACGGTTTAACAAAGTTTTCAATGGAGGATGTACCTCCAAATATGTTTTTTTTAGAATATATAGCTCGGCCTCAAACTGCTGAGATATTCTTTGAAGACGTTCTAATGGCTTGTGTGTTTTACGGGATGCCTATATTAGCTGAGAACAATAAGCCTAGACTATTGTATCATTTTAAAAGAAGAGGCTATAGGGGTTATTCAATTAACAGGCCTGATAGAAAATATAACAAACTGTCTGTAACAGAGAGAGAGCTAGGCGGAATACCTAACTCAAGTGAAGATATAAAACAAGCACACGCCGCAGCTATAGAAACTTACATCAATGATTTTGTAGGTTTAAAAGAAACAGGTTATGGAGATACGTATTTCCAAAGAACATTAGAGGATTGGGCTAAGTTTGATATTAATAATAGAACAAAGCATGATGCATCTATTAGTTCAGGTTTAGCTTTAATGGCTTGTAACAAACATAGATACGCACCAAATGCTCCTAGACAAAAACCACAAGCGGTAGATTTAGGTTTTAAAAAGTACGACAATAAAGGTTCAACATCAAAAATAATAAGTTAAATGGGTATATATACTAACACCAATAGCGCTTTTCCTAGTCAAGTAGTGAGCGATGCAGAGAAAGCGAGCTGGGAATACGGGACGCAAGTTGGTCAAGCTATCGAATACGAATGGTTTGGACAAGGGCGTACTAATGGTAATAGATACTTAACTAGTTGGAATCAATTTCACCAATTAAGATTGTATGCTCGAGGCGAGCAGTCAATACAAAAATACAAAGACGAATTATCTATAAACGGTGATTTATCTTATTTAAACTTAGACTGGAAGCCTGTGCCTATTTTGTCTAAATTTGTAGACATCGTAGTAAATGGTATATCTGGAAAGTCTTATGATATTAAAGCTTACGCTCAAGATCCATCATCAATAAAGAAAAGAACTGATTATGCTTCTATGCTTTATGAAGATATGGTCTCTAAAGAGTATTTAGATAGCTTACAGCAAACGCTTGGTATTAATTTATATCAAACACCAAATATTGATACTGTACCTGAGTCTAAAGATGAGCTTGAGCTTCATATGCAACTAAGCTATAAGCAGTCAATTGAAATAGCAGAAGAAGAAGCTATTGCATCTGTGCTTGCGCAGAATAAATATGACCTTACTAGAAAAAGGTTAAATATGGATTTAACTGTTTTAGGTATTGCATGTGCTAAGACTGGGTTTAATACAGCTGAAGGAATTACAGTTGATTATGTAGATCCAGCCTACGTGGTTTACTCTTACACTGAAGATCCTAATTTTGACGATGTATATTATGTAGGAGAGGTAAAGTCTATAACAATACCTGAGCTTAAAAAAGAATTTCCAAACATCTCAGAAGAAGAGCTTGAGAGAATTCAGAAAATGCCAGGCAACAGCCAGTATGTAACTGGTTGGGGTAATTACGACGAAAACACAGTTCAAGTTTTATACTTTGATTATAAGACATACCACAATCAAGTATTTAAAATAAAAGAAACGCCACAAGGATTGATGAAAGCTTTAGAAAAGCCAGATTCATTTAATCCGCCAGAAAATGATAACTTTGAAAGAGTGTCAAGATCTATTGAGGTTTTATATAACGGAGCTAAGGTGTTAGGCTCAAATGAAATGATAAAGTGGGAACTAGCAGAGAATATGTCTAGACCTACAGCTGATACAACTAAAGTAGAAATGAACTACGCTTTATGTGCACCTAGAATGTATAAAGGGCGCATTGAGTCTCTAGTAAGTAAATGTATTGGTTTTGCTGATATGATTCAGCTAACGCATTTAAAGCTGCAACAGGTATTATCTAGAATGGTGCCAGATGGTGTTTACTTAGATATGGACGGGCTTGCAGAAGTTGATCTTGGTAATGGAACTAATTACAACCCAGCTGAAGCATTGAATATGTATTTTCAAACAGGTTCTATTGTTGGTAGATCACTCACTCAAGATGGCGATATGAATCCAGGCAAAGTACCTATTCAAGAACTTAACAGCTCAAGTGGTCAAGCTAAAATTGGTTCGTTGATTCAAACGTATCAATATTATTTACAAATGATTCGCGATGTAACCGGGCTTAACGAAGCTAGAGACGGTTCAGCTATGGAGAAGAACTCATTAGTAGGGCTTCAAAAGATGGCCGCTAACGCATCTAATGTAGCAACTAGACATATCAATCAGTCTGGTCTTTATATAACCCTTAAACTAGCCGAGAACGTTGCGCTTAAAATAGCTGACGCATTAGAATTTCCACTAACTAGAAGTGCTCTACAAAATTCTATATCTACATATAACATAAAAACTTTAGATGAGATTATAAACTTAAATCTTCATGATTTTGGTATATTCTTAGAACTAGAACCAGATGATGAAGAGCAAGCTCAATTAGAAGCAAACATACAAGTTGCATTACAACAAGGCGGTATTGATCTTGAAGACGCTATTGACTTAAGACAAATTAAAAATCTTAAGCTAGCAAATCAAATGCTTAAGATAAAACGTAAAGCTAAAGCTAAGCAAGATCAAGCTAATCAACAAGCTAATATTGCAGCTCAAGGACAATCCCAGGCAGACACTGCAGAGAAGACAGCTATGGCTGAGGTACAAAAGCAAGAGGCTATAATGGGTGCAAATGTTCAGTTTGAACAATCTAAGAATCAAATGGAGATTCAACGAATGGAAATTGCAGCTCAATTAAAAGCTCAAGAAATGCAAACCAAGTTTCAGTTTGATATGCAGCTAAAGCAACTTGAGGTTCAGAACATGCAACAAAAAGAAACTGCTATTGAAGATCGTAAAGATACTCGTAGCAAAATGGAGGCTACACAACAAAGTGAGCTTATAAGTCAAAGGCAAAACGACAGTTTACCTGTAGACTTCGAAAACCAACCCGATCAGGGTATGCAGGCTTTCATGTAGAAAGTAAACAATTATTTAATTATATTTTATTATGTCAGAAGAAAAAACAAATGAACCTGTTAAGCAGGAAGGTGAGTTTAAAATTAAAAAGAAAACTCCAAAAAAATTAACACCGGTAAGCGATGAGCCTATTAAAGTTAATATTAAAGAACCTTTGGTTGAATTACCGCCAGATGTTACAAAAGTAGTAATACCTAAACAAGAAGAAGATGCCATTCAAATCGGAGAAACAAAGGAAGTATCTGTGGAAGAACCATCCGGAGATAGCACAAAGGTGGGAGAATCTGTACAAGAGTCCAACACGGATGCTGAAGGGTTTTCTGCAATCAAAGAAGTAACAGAGACTGAAAAAGTTGAAGCTCAAGTAGAAAAAGCAATACAAGATGAAAGAATTCTTGGTAAAGCTTTACCTGAGAACATCGAAAAGCTAGTTTCTTTTATGGAAGATACAGGTGGGACAATAGAGGATTATACTAGGCTTAACGCCGACTACTCTCAAGTTGACGAAATTACGTTACTTAAAGAGTATTATAAAAAAGAAAAGCCTTATTTAGAAGGTGAAGACATTGATATGCTTCTAGAGGATTTTATCGTAGATGAAGACCTTGATGAAGAAAGAGATATGCGCAAAAAGAAAATTGCGTTTAAGGAAGAAGTTGCAAAAGCCAAAAGCTATTTGGAAGAGACGAAGAGTAAGTATTACGACGAGATCAAGTTGAGACCGGGTGTTACTCAAGACCAACAAAAAGCTATGGACTTTTTCAACCGATATAATAAGCAGCAGGAAACAGCTCAGCAACAACATGCGCAATTCAAGGAAAGTACTAAAGAGCTTTTCAACGACAACTTCGAAGGTTTCGATATTAAAGTCGGTGAAAAAAGCTATAAGTACAATATTCAGAATCGTGATAAAGTTGCAGAGAGCCAATCGAATATTAACAACCTTGTCGGGAAGTTCCTAGACTCAGATGGTAATGTTAAAGATACGAAAGGTTATCACAAAGCTATGTACGCTGCTGACAATGTAGATAAGATCGCAGCTCATTTCTATGAGCAAGGAAAAGCGGATGCCGTAAAAGAAGTTGTAAACAGTTCTAAAAACTTAAGTAGTACCAAAGCTAGGTCTACTCAAGGTGATGTGTTTGTCAACGGACTCAAGGTTAAAGCAATAAGCGGTTATGACTCTTCAAAACTAAGAATTAAAACAAAAAAATTTAACTAAAAAAACAAACAATTATGAGTTTAACTCCTCAATTTGGTAGTTTAATCCCTTCTCAGCAACAACAATTGCTAAGTACTAACTACCTACAATTTAACAGTAATGCAGCTGGAAACACTAACACGTTTGCTCAGCAGTACTTACCAGAAATTTACGAACAAGAAGTAGAGCGTTACGGAAACCGTACGTTATCTGGATTCTTAAGAATGGTTGGCGCTGAAATGCCAATGACATCCGATCAAGTAATTTGGTCTGAACAAAATAGATTACACATTAGTTATTTAGGATACGGTATTGGGGCTGATGCAGCTGCTGCTAACGTTATTACTTTGGCTGGTGACGTTCAAAACGTAGTATCTATAAATGATACTGTTGTACTTTTAAATCCTGTAAACGGACAAGAAGTAAAAGCTTTAGTAACAGCAGTCGGCGCATTAGGTGTTGGTGGAAACTTTACAGTAACTCCTTTTAGTGGGGTTGGACTTGTTGCTAGCGGATTCGCTGCTGCAGGAGCTGTAGGAGCAATTCCTTCACTTAAAGTATTTGTGTATGGTTCTGCTTATACAAAAGGAACTACAATTGGAGCTGGCGCTGGAAATTCTGCCGCTAGAACAAGTGTTGAACCTCAATTAACTCAATATTCTAACACACCAATCATTATTAGAGATCAATATACTGTATCTGGCTCTGATATGGCTCAAATTGGGTGGGTTGAAGTTGCAACTGAAGACGGAACATCTGGATTCTTGTGGTATTTAAAAGCTGAATCTGAAACTCGTTTGCGTTTTGAAGATTACCTAGAAATGTCAATGATTGAAGGTGAGCTTAATCAAATCGCAGCTGGAACTAGCGCTGCTGCTGGATTACCAGGAACTGAAGGTTTGTTTGCTGCTATTCAAACTCGTGGAAATGTAGAAGTAGGATTTACTGCTGCTGCTGGACTTGACGAATTTGATGCTATCCTTAAGAATTTAGATACTCAAGGAGCAATTGAAGAAAACATGTTATTCTTACAGAGACAAACATCTCTTGATTTTGACGATATGTTAGCTTCTATTTCTGGTGGATTCGCCGGTGGAACTGCTTTTGGTTTATTTGAAAACTCAGAAGAAATGGCTTTGAACTTAGGATTTAGCGGATTCCGTAGAGGATCTTACGATTTCTATAAGACTGACTGGAAATACTTAAATGACGCTTCTACTCGTGGTGGTGTTGATGGTATCAGCTCAATTGAAGGTGTATTAGTACCAGCTGGAACTTCTACGGTTTACGATCAGATCTTAGGAACTAATATCCGTCGACCATTCCTACATGTACGTTACAGAGCTTCACAAAGCGATGACAGACGTATGAAGTCTTGGTTAACTGGTTCTGCAGGTGGAGCATTTACTTCAACTCTTGACGCTATGGAAGTAAACTTCCTATCTGAAAGATGTTTAGTAACTCAAGCTGCTAACAACTTTGTACTTTTCAAAGGAATCTAATGATTCAATATTAATAACAATCCCTGCCTTCGGGCGGGGGTTTTTATATGACATTAGCCCCTTACTACTTATATACTAAGGCTATTGTCACATTTTTAAACTATTTAATTTTATTATATTATGGCTAAACAAGCTAAAGCAAAGCAAGTTGAGGTTGCACCTCAAGAAG